TGTTAAATCTGTAAACGTTTCCTCGGTAAAAAAGGAACCTAATTCAGTTTCTAAAATGTGCTGACCAATATTTATATTTGCTTTTGCAAAAGTTAAAGCATCGCTATTAGTATCTTGTGTGAGATTCTGAACTAAAGTATACATATCTTGAAAACTAAGCATTTTGAATCTCCCTTTTTATATGTGATCCACGCCATCCAAGTTTTATATGACAGAGTTTACAAAAAGTTCTACCATTACTTAATTCAAATCTCAAATCTATATAAATACTAAATGGTTTAATATGATCAGCTTCTAAATAGCCACCAACTTGTCCACATCCTTGACAGGTATAATTATCTCTCTCAAAAACCGATCTTCTCCATTCCTCATATTCTAAAGATTCTCTTATTGCTGTATTAATGGGCGTAATTCCACCTTTCCATAAATAATTTTTTTCTCCTCTATTCCATGGTTGTGGTTTCCCCATTTTTGAAGCACTAATTTTTTTTCCTATCCATATTGGTTTTTTCCCTATATTTTTTCCAATATGGCTTAAAGATAATTTATTTTTTATTTCTTGGGTTAATTTAATACCTTTACGAGGAGAAACTTGTCCTTTTTTAAAAGAACCTGTATTTGTATATCCTTTCAATCCTGTATTCCAAGGCTTTTGTCCCTTTTGGATTCCATATATTTTTGCTGTTTCTGATGTAAATGACATAGCTTTTTTCTATTAAAAAAAACCCAGGCGAAAATCGCCTGGGTTTCATTGAACCTCTAACTATAATTATACTACAAATTAGTTAACTAGGATATCTTTTTTAACCCCTGAAACAACTTGACCAAAGTTATCTTTAATATCAACTATAGTAATCGCAGGGAAAGCACCATTAGATTCATAGTGAAGTGTACCTACTAAGTCTAATCTATACTTTAAACTAGCTTCTTTAACCATTTTTAAAAATGCGTCTTTGCGAGTTATAAAATCCTTTTGTTTTTCCTGTTCGGCTTTTCGAGCAGCTTTTTCAGTACGTCCACTCATAAATCTTCGCTTTCCAATAACTCATCAACGCCACGAGCTGTATGGAGACGGTTGTATGGTATAGAACCTGCTTTAGGCTTTCCAGTGCTACTACCTTGAGATGATCCCATCTTGGCTGCCACTGCTTTTGAGGCATTAACTTTCGATTTAGTAGGGGAAACATATTCTAATCCTCCACCTTGCTCTTTAGGTATTTTTTTCCATAATTCATGCGCTTTAGTAATGCTGGATTGTCCCCAACTAGCACCTACATTGGTAATCTGCTTATTTATTTCCTGCCCCTCCGGCGTATTCCTTTGAGGCACTAATCCTTGTGTTGCCAAAGCATCATATTCCGCATCAAAACCTTTATCAATTTGCTCTAATTCCGCTCTTTCTTTTTGGGTCATTTCCCTCACCTGTTCCAGTATTTTAGGGGTTAATGTTTTAGGAGAAGCGTGTTTTAATATTTTCCTGGCAAAGTCATTCCAGTCAGCAGGAACCTCACCTACCCATTCCCCTGTCTTAGGGTCTTTATAGCCCTTAAATAGCTCTAAATCCTTAAATTCATCCTCTTCTTCGGCTTCTGCCTTCTGAGGCACTACAGAAGGCTCAGGGGCAATCGGAGCCACAGGTTGACGGGATTTTATAAACTCATCTAACTCTTCATCGGTTTTGAACTGGTATTTAGGAGCCTCTTCTACTTCTTCTTCCTCGCCTTTGGCCGGAACAGTTATCTCACCTTCCTTAGGAATTATTTCTTCTTCATCCTCTGTAAAAGCTGGTAAATCTTCTCTTCCCTCTTCTGTTATCTCTTCGTCTTTTTTAGGAGGCATAGATTCCGGTCCCTTCTAAGTCTTCCTCTTTATCCAGGCCGAGTGCTGTAAACAATTCTTCGTTTTTCATTTTATCCCATGCTTTTTTTGTTTTATCATCCATTGTTAGTTTAAGAGTATTCACTGCGTAGTTTATCATTTGTTTTTTAGTAGGCATAGGTTGAACTTGTTTCTCTTCTTCTAGCTGTTGGAAGGTTTCTTGCGATTGTTCATTAACTGTTAAATCTCCATCTTGCCCACTTCCTCCAATATCTTCGGCAGTAGGTCTAATTCTTTCCAAATTAGGCTCAGGTTGTGGAATTACAGGTAATGGTATCACAGTATCATCCTTTTTAAGAGTTTCTTTGTTTTTCTGTAATAACCTATCTAAATCTGATGGTCTATTTACCTGTTGGACTATTTCTTCATCTGTCGGAGTTTGTGGTTTTTGATAAGATACCTCTTCAATAATAATTTGTGAGGCCAACTCATCCCTTAAGTCTAATCTTCTTTGCAACTTGCCTTCGGGATCTCTTTTAAGCAGGATTTTATCAATCAAGTGTTTTAATCCAATATTAACCATAAATTTAGGGAAATTTCTTGTTTCACCTGCTTTGATTAGATATGGCTCTTTATTGACAGTAAAAATAAAATCTTCATTATCAATATTTTGAATAGTAACAATATTATAAAGATCAGAGGATTGCGGATTCATTGGTTTTTAGAAAACTCTTTTTTAATTATATTAGATTAATAAAAATATATCAATACCTATTTTGCCAGAATTAAGGCTTGGTTATCATCAGTTATCTGTTTAATTCTAACAAGATGATTGCCTGTTGTATCCGCTGTAGTTAAAGCCGTAGTTGAAAATGTCCAAATATCGGCGGCAGAAACAGCCGAAGGCTGGATAATAGATATTGGTTTCCCTTTATCCCAGGTATCCAAACCCGTTACCTTATCGGAGTTAGTTGTGCCGTCTCCCGCGTTGAATAAATCATCAATATAAATATAGGCGGCTGCGGTAGTAGTTTTTGCGATAACCTTAATGGTTGCCAATCTATCTACTGTCTGGGTATTATTAACCGACAATGATACCGATTGCCAGCTACCTGTAGTATCAGTCAAGTTAGCCGTAGCATCGGCTGAAGTTGAGCCATAAAGCCATAACTCTACTGTGCAGACACTTGTCGCAAAGGCGGTATTTTTTTGAAAATAGCCGAAAAAGTTAATAATAGAACTGGCGTTTTGAGGGATGTTAAATTCCCATGTAAAACCGGTAGTTGCTTCTTCCGCCGCTATTCTCAATCCTAAAGAACCAGTTGTCCGCACAGTTGTGTCTACAAGCCCTGAACCTGTGGAACGGGCTATGCCATAGTTTGTGTACCAAATATGATTATTAGCTGTTCCAGATAAAGCGTCAAAAGCAATTTTTGAACCAGTAATTAAGTTTAGATAATTATTAATAAAAGTAGTAGATGAAAGCGTAGAACTGGTAAAGACTACATCGTTGTAAGTATTCGATGTTATATCAATATCTATTGTGTTATTGCCTTTGGTACCTGATAGAAAATTACTAAAAGTAATTGCCGTAGTTCCCTGCAGGAATAAACCCCTTACTCCGCAAGCGTGTACTTCACAATCTGTAAATGTGGAAGAAATAATACTGGTTAAATCAATCCCTGCATTAAAAGCAGCCGCAGTATTACAAGAAATAGCATAACATCTGGTAAAAGTATAATTAGCTCCTCCTGTTAAGAGTTGCCATCCACCTCTGGTGTTTTTAATCGCAAAGCAATCCACAAATGTTTTATTGCTTGGAGTCCCCGATGTCCACCTGAAAGCTCCCACGTTAGAAGCTGAAACTCCCAAACAGGAAATCAAGCCAGTCCAGGTAATAGTTGAAACAGAGGTGTCTATATTAAACCCTGCAGCTAAAGCGTTCCTTGATACCCCATAATCGTAATTGCCTGTTATTCCGGCAGTGTTTCTCCCAATTAAATATAACCCAGTTTTTCCAGTTGTGGAGCTGGCACTGCCATATTGGAAAGTAAACCAATCGCAATTAACATTTCCCGCTGTGATTGACAGGTTTTGATAATACCAACCCTGGGCTGAATTGGAAGTATTTATGATTACATTACGAGTAATATTAAGAACCCATGCGTCAGTGGAATGAGTATAAGTAAAAGCGGCTTCAGCGCCGCCCAAAGTATCAGATAACACATAAGAAGTGGAGGAGTTTTTGGTAATAATGAATTTCTGCTCGGTTTCATTGTAATTAGTGGCATTGTCTGAGGTAGCCCCAATTAAAATTTCGTCATTCACTGCCCAATCAACAGCGTCTGCCGTTACTAATGGTGAAGCTGCCGTACCAACTCCAGAGGATAGTTTAGTTTTCCATAAAGAAGTGGATGTTTTTGGTTCACCCTGCAGGGTCATCTTCCCACCTATAAAAATTATCATTCCATGATTGCCATCAGTTCCATTCTCGTTAAATGTTAGTGTGGCAATCTGTCCTGTCGGATAAGGAGAAGCGACTGTTCCCATCCGCAATTCTCCAGTTGTCCCGACTACAACATTCCCAAGATTAGTTAAAGTTGCTGAAGCTGCTGTATCCCAAGACAAAATACCATTATCGTAAATATTTATTGAGTTGCCTAATGTTCTTTTAATAGCCAACACAGTATCTGTCCCTGCCCCGCAAGTTTGAGTGCCGTCCATAGTTACGGTAAACCCGCCTATCCATAAGTTATCAGTTGAAGCCGGGACTCCAGTCCTATTGTCCACTGCCATATAAGCAAAGTTGGTAGCTCCCGAATTAGCAGCCGCCGAAGTTGTGCCGGAAGCTCCTGAGGTATTGAGTTTTATCCGATAATAGCCGGCCGCAATTGAAGTAAAAGTATAGGGTGTACCAAAAACAAAATAGTACCAGTTGGCAGCGGTTAGAGAAGTAATGGTCTTTGAAGCCGTAGCTGTTGTATCCACCGAGTTTTCCTGCAGGGTAGCCACAAGCGTTCCTGCTGTCCCTACTGCCGCAACAAATACCCAAACCCCAATAGCTGAATCGGTAATGCTAGGGGCAGTAAACGTAGCAGAAAAAACACCTCCTGCCGTAACAGTGATATTGGTTGTAGCGTGCAAAGTAGGAGTATTGGATAAAGACCCCCAAGTTGCGGCGGTTGAATAAGCTGATGAAGCAATACAGGGTTTATAAGCCATATTATAAAATTATTTCATCTCCCACTTTTATTTTCCCTACTTCGTCTATCTGCCTTTTCAATTCTGCCATCTGTTGTTTAATGGTTCCCACTATAGAATCTGGCCTACCATTTACCTGCATATTGTCATATTTAACCTCTTTATCTATCCAAATCTTATAGACTACCTCCATATTGCCAGAAGCATCTACGTTTGATATTGATATAATTTCCGCTTTATACATATATCCTCCTTTCTTTAAGTTACCGCCCAGCTTGTTACTTGATTACTGGCGTTCCTTGTATAAGTCCAAGTTCTGGTTCCATCTGTAATAGAACTAATATAGTTATTGCCATCCCTCGTAACTACTAGAGTCCTCCCCCCAGTTAAAGCAATAGAAGACACATAACCATTACCATCTCTTGTAATCACACCGTCTCTCGTCCGGACAAAATCCTTACCGATTAAATCCCCAGTCATGGTATCGCCTGTGATATTGACGAAACGGGAATCCATAAAAGATAATCCTTGTGTTAATTTTACTGCCATATTAAATAATAAATACCCTGTAGCTTGAATTTGAAATCCAGGTAATTCTTATTTTATCAAGATTAACTCCTGCTAACTCTAATATTTCTCCTGCTTTAATAGTATGGATTCCACCATAATTAGCCCCGTCATTAGATATTTCAACTGTAAAATTTCCCACCCCATCGTTAGCAATATATCCATCCCGCCCATTTCTTTCCAGGTCGGTATTAATATCTAAAACAACAGGCGAATCACCTGTAAGAAAGTTGGTATCTTCATAAGATACGGAACGGCCTCTGGTGGTAATAATATCGGGTACAAAATTCCCATCACGAGAAAAAGAATCATTAGCCATTAACTAAATTATATCACTTATTTACTATCGGGGGAGCTATCTTATAATTCTTGATTCTTTCATTTATCATCTCATGTTTTTTATTAAGTTCTCGTTCGCTAGTATCTAAAACTTTTCTTTTTCTTTCTAAAATATCATGTAAATTTGCTAAATGTTCCTCTTGTTCACTAGCTTTTTTAATCTTATCATCTACTTTAGTTTCTTTTTCAAGTAATTCTGTTTTTTTTTCTTCGAGTTTATTAACTTCATTCTTGACTAATTCCCAGTCACGTTTGTTTATTTCAATATTCCTACGGTATTCATTAGCAATATTTACAAGTTTTTGAAGATCATCAGAAATTACTTTTGAAGTTTTATCTGTCTCATATTGTATAAATTCAGACCATTTAGAAGTAATTGACTTAATATTTTCTATAATTTCGGGGATTGTTTGATCTGACATGAGTTTTATAAACTTCTTAGTTAATTATAATTTATTAGAAAAGTATTTGTCAACCAACTGAAAGTAAAGGGAGGGTATATCTCCTAAGGTTTGCAGCTGCTACTGTTATGAAATCGGACATCTTCTATTTTTCTGACATTTAGAGCATTTTTCCCCATACCACTCTTGGGTATAATTTCCAGTGTATTTCCATTCATGGTTAAAAATCCACCAACAACTTTTAAGATTTATCTTTTTTCTCGTCATTTTTCTGGTTTAACTCTGCTTCTATAATGGTCAAACTCTGTTGAATTTGGAAATGGTTTTCCCTAGTTAATTGAAGCATCCCCGTGGCTTGAATTATTAAGTCCAACGCCTTTTTGACTTCCGGTTTCATATTTTGATTATACACTAGTTACCGTCTCCCACGCTGTCGCACCACCAATTCTCAACTTATTAAGAGTGGTGTCAAAATACATTCCCCCCAAAACATAAGTTGGAGCCGAAGCTGTTGCAAGAGCTACTGGAAACACCACACCCTGATTATTAACTCGAAACTTTAAGTTTCCACCCACAGTTGCATTAATTAATGTCTTGACACCACTTCCAGTCCCAGTTTCTGTAACCGCAACTGCAATAGCGTCATATCCTGCCGTACTTGTTTGATTCACTACCTGTGTTAGATTAAGTCCATATTGGACACCTGAACTACCCGTCATTCCCGCATGATTAAGTAATAACAAACTTGCTGAAGATGTCGCCGTCCTTGTTATTGTAAACTTGGGAGAACCACTCGCCGCTGCGGGAGCATCTTCTAAATAATTTGTACTATCCCCAAAACGAATGTTCCTTTGTGTACCAGAGCCAGCATTTTGAGAATAAAAAGTTATAACATTTCCCGATATTGCCATAATCCCCCTCTCATAGTTGGTTGTTTGATCTGCCGTATTATAAATAGCTATTCCTGTGGAAGACGAAGAAAGTGTCAGTGCGTGGGTGGGGGCAGATTGTCCCCCAATCCCAATGTACCCAGTCGAGCGTTGTATAAAGAATGGAGAATCAACAAAAGCCCCGCTGTCGTTAAACCTACTAATTTTGAAATCCGTTCCTACATTTGAACCAGATTCCGCTGTGTTATTTGCCAAAATTGACCAGCGAGAAATGCTGGTGTCTAAAGGGGGTAAAAATGAATCTGGGTCTGCTGGACTTTTTGCAAAAATAATTTGTCTATTAGTTCCTGAATCTCCCCATATTCTTAAAAAATTACCAGCAACATTAAGATTAGCATCATAAACCGTCATTTCAGTTGTATCAAAACCATAAGGGATTGAAAGACGTGTCTGCTTTGAACCACTAGAATCAGAAACCTCAATCCCAAAATGTTTATGGCGATTAAAATTATAAGTGTTATCAGGAACCACTTGGATTGTGCCACTTCCAGTTCCAGTGAAAGTTATCTTATTCGTGTTGGCAACAGCATCAGCAGAAGTCGGAAAAAATGTCAAAGTATTACTATTTACAGCTCGAACATAATAATCTGTAGAAATCGACAATCCCGTAGGCAACGTCCCCGTTGTCGTAAGTTGGACCTGCCACCCCGTAGGCAACCCATGAGAAAGAACACCAAAAGTATTACCTGGATCGTCTACCGAATCTACAGTCTTGGTGTCGTAAAAATACAAATAATCATGTTGTTGTAACCATGTTTGAGTGACACTGTTTTTGTCTCTAAATGCAATCGCCCCTTTTGCAGAATCTGCTAAAGCATCAATTCTTATATTTTCCGTATAATCAGAAGTTCCGGTTTCCTCGTAAGTTTGTAAATTCAATCTCTTTGTTCCATTGTCAGAATCAGCCGATTGAAGCGTCAAATCCCCTGTCATAGTATCACCCGTTCTCCTTACCGCATTTGGTGTTATTCTGTTTGCTCCCATATTTTAAGTATAATAAGTATACCTAACTCCGTCTCCTGAAACGGTGGCATCAATATAAATATCCGCTAAGTTATCAATTTCCAAAGAGTAAACATCACCAGGGTTAAGTATAATCCCAGTTCCCGTAGCAACCGTAGCATCAACACCGGAAGCGCCCACCGCGATTAAACCAGTATTATCTGTTTGGGCTTGGATATCTAATTTTTTACAAGTCGTAGAATTAGCCAAAACAACATCTGTGCCAGCCGTAGTAACCGTTTTAACTCCATGTCCAATTTCAGTAATATCATGACCAACCGTTGCAATGGCATCAACCAAAAGTCTTTTTGTGGTAGGGTCAACCCGTAAAACTAATTGATCTCTATCCTCAGCAGAAGAAACTCCGCCTACTAGGTGGCCTTGCCCATGTGAAGATGTTGGTCCGAATATGTCTGCCATTTTTGTTTCAATTCTTTATCAACCCGCTCAAGCTGTTGCCGGCGGTCTTTTAATAACTTCTCTTTATCTTGAAGCTCTATGGCTTTCTGTTGCAATAAGAGTTTATCTCCATCAATTAGTTTGATTAAAGTGATAACTCTTTTCTCTATTATACCAATTTTCTCCAGTTTCTGATAGATAACCTCCGATACCTCTTTTCTAATTTTAGCCATGTTTTCTAAATGGTCTACTGCTAGGGTAAGTAAAGAAACAGCCGAAATATAGCAATCTAGGGCCTCCTGGTAGTGTTTTTCTGATAACAATAGGTTTTTTTGGGTAGTTTCCTCCTGTTTAGTGGCTTTCTGTATCATTTGCTTGATATAGACCTCTTTTGAGGAATTATCGGTTTCTCTTTTTGTAACTTCCTGTTCTAACTCATCTAACTTTTCTTTTCTGTTAATCTGCTCTTTTAACAAATTATCAGCCTCGTATTTGATAGCTTCTGCCTCGGAAATTAGTTTACTGGCCTTAGCCCGGGATTCTTTTAAAACCTTTTCTATTTCATCCGAGGCAAGTTGTCTATTCCTAGTAATAGTATCAACTAAACTATTAAGCTCTTTTTGTTTTGCCTGTATATTAACTTTAAATTTCTGCCTCATAGCAGATAATATTTTAGTTTCCTTTATAATAGGGTCTTTGGAAATTTCATCTAATCTAACTGAGATAATATTTTTTTCTCTTTGAGAATGAATCTGAGGTTGAGAATCCTTTAACCTGTCTTTAATAGAGGATATATCGCGCATACAGATTAATTATACTCTAATTACCTGCGTCTACTAAATTCGCATCTGGAGAAATGGGGTTCCAGATTGCATAAATATCAAGTATTCCACCCGTTACATTAGCTCCTCCCGCCACAGTCAAAATTATGTCATTTCCATTAAGGGCATATTCTGGTAAGTTGTCTATTGCCGCACTTTCCTCACCAATAATTCCATAAGTGGCATTAGCGGCATCATTAAACCATATTTGTCCATCATCTATTTGAGTGGCAGTTTCAACAGGCAAAAAAATTGCGGTATCTCCTGTAATCCCAACTGAAATTGTAGCTGCGCCATCTGAGGTTAAACTTGTCCCCTTACAAACGGCTAAGAGCTTACAAAAGACTAAGCCGGTTACTGTAAATAATACACCAGCATCCAACGTTCCGCCATCATCTCCCCAAGCGTTAGTCGTTCCGCCAGCAAAAGTGACTGTTTTTTTGGTAATTAAACCGAGGTTACCGATAGTCTTGTAATTTCCATCTATATACTGTGATTCAGCAATCCTTGCCATAAATATATTATACCACTTTTAAGTTGGCTCTACATAACCTTTTTCTTTAATCTCAACGTGTTTTAAGCCCCCGAAATCATCAAACCTTTTTTTAATTCTTTCTATAAATTCAGTAAAAGCCACTAAAACATCCTGTGGAAGAGGCTCTGAAATACCATTTATGCGGAATGAAGCTTTTTTATCGTGGTTAAATTCTATCTCTCCTACAATAAATGGGCCATCGCCTATTCTATAGATAAAATCATGGGTATATGGATCTATAATCGGCATATGAGAATATTATACTACAATTTCTGATTATGTTAATAGATGTAGGATTAAGACACTGTCGGATTAACAGTCAAGCCAAGGATATTGGCTGTTGCAGTAAATGCTTGCATATAAATCCTGCCTGATGCCGTTGCTTCCCAATCAGTAATTCCTTCTTGGAGATAAGGAAAACCGGTTACAAGAACATGGCCTGTTGCTGTTTGAGCTGAAAGGTTCATACAAGCGGTCATCGCCGTTACATCATTAGCCGAGAATGAATAGAAAGTACAGTTTTTGAATTCAACCCAGCGGTCAATAGCAGATGTTCCGGTAAATAGGATATGGACAGGAGTTGCCGCATCTATTGCTGCTATAAGTCTACAATCCTCAAAGACATTCCGTGATGCCGCATTTTCAAACTCAATAGTTGCATTGGCAGCGCTTCTCATAATGGTATCTTGTCCAAGGGCGCAACCTACAAAGTAGTTCTCCTGTCCACCGTCTAAGTTCAAACATCGCATAGCTGTATCATCTCCTGTAGTTGCATTGAGTGATCCTTTAAAATCAACACCGATGAAAGCGTTATAGTCACCAGAAATTGAAACTGGCTCATTAATGTCTGCTGTCCCGGTAAGAGTAAGGCTCTTAAAAATACACCCATTCTCGGAGATAACTAACGATCCACCTGTATCAAAATTAATACCTGCCCTGGCATCCTGGGCTGTAGGCGCAGCCGATCCAATCAAATGAGCAAATCTTTTACCCCATGTAATGGCAGTTGTTTCTGAAGTTCTGCCTGTGCCACCTGACGGAGCAATGATTGTCACATCATGTTCTCCTGTAGTCATTTTAACATAAGCCGCTGCAACCGTATCTAAAGCGTTGTTTTGGCTAGTACCTGAGTTGGCAGTATCTGATCCGGCATTGGCATCAACATAGAAAATATCTCCCACATAGGGTAAACCAAGCATCCCTGCCAAATCTTCGGGATAAATCTTGTGTCCTTGTTTTAATGCGTTAATATGATCTCTAGCTTTTCCCATATTATCTTTCTACCTTGCCTGTTCCGTTACAAAGCTCACAAGGTGTCTTCCCTGTTACCGAACCCTCACCATCACAATTTAAACAATCCTGAATTGTTAATTTTACTTTCTTTTCTCTCTTATCTTTTGGCATATATTCCTTTTAAAAAACCTCCGCAAAGAGGTTTAATTCTTTGCTCATTCTACATTCCCGATAAAACCTTAACAATGAGCCTAGTCTACAAAGTTTTACCAGTTAATCTATCGTCAAATGAACTAATCCCATTGTCGAATCAGTTGATGCTACTTCCCTGGCAAATCCGATGTAGTTTGGAGAAGCATCAGTTTCAGCAGCTACTTTAACTGAACCTGCTACTGCTGCACTTGGTACTATCCCCCCAACTCCATTTGAGGAATTATCCCCTGTGTCAAATAGACAATATGTTGCTCCGCCTGATTTAATCCAGCCAAAGTAGGCAATTGTTTGGGCATATAGTGCCACTCCGACTGCCCCGCCTGTTTGAGTAGTCACCGGATATTGGATCACCCCATCATAAGGATTCTTTCTAACAGTTACCTGAGATGAAGTTGTCAAGGCAATCTTTAACGGTCTATCCAGTGTAAAATTACAAGATCCGGTGGTGGATGTTTGTACCTCATGTTCTTTAATATGGAATTGCTGACCGATTCCTGCCCCTGACTCAACAGCTAATAAACCTTCCTCAAACTGGTTTGCTGTAACTGCTGTCCCGCCTAAAGTTACTGAAACTACGGTATCACCAATAGCTGCGGCAGTATCAACAGCCATTGACCGATAATTAGTATCTTCTGCTGCTTCCTGTAATAAATTACCCGTAACTAAAGCTACAGCTCCCGCTTGAACATAGCGGTATTTGTCACCATATTTATCAACTCCCAGACTACCCAGCTGGTGTTGTCTTACGCTTGATTCGTCAAATATTGATTGTGCTGCTAGATTTATCATACTCCTGTTACCCCCGTTAGTTTTCCTTGTCTCCTGGGTTGGTTAGTTACCAGGTTTCCAAATAGATAGATATGTCCAACCTCACCATACTGATTAATAGGTTTCATAAGCCCGGACCAGTTAAGTCCTGAATATTTAGATGGGATATCCATATATACTCCCTCTACATTCTCACCAAAGTTAGGCTGTGACATTTGCGGATCATTAATCCCATACCACATTAGGTAATTTTCATTAATCATAAAGACTGTTTGAGCTGTAGCTTTCTCATCTGCTACCCAGGGGATACCTTTATAGATAAGGGAAGTAAAACCTGCCGCGCCCTTTAATTCTCCTGCTGACATTGCGCCTCTGGAAGTTCTGGTCACAACCGGTAAACCATTGGCTGAATAATTTGCCTGTACTGCCGGTGTCAAAAGGGATTCAAAATGATTCCAGACCGTTTCATCCGAAATAGCCAAAGTTGGTTTTTGTGAGGTAGCTGATCCGGCTGCCACATCTGAATGTAATGTAGCAAGTTTTGTTAAAGTCATAGTTCCGCCGGAGGCATTAACAGCCCCGTTTAATGAAGAATAAGTTGTCCTGGATAAATTACCAACATTAGTGGCAGTTGTACCATCATCTGCCAGATTAGCCAAACCATTGAAGTTTTTAGAAGCATTGCCTGTCCCGTCTGAATAAAACATAGTCCCTACATCATCCAAACCATCTTGGGCAGTGGATTCCATCTCGGTCTTGACTAGATTAACCACCTGAGCCTCAGTTGCATTAACTAATCTATCCAATCCTGGGATAGCCACCGGAATCTCATAAGCCCTTAGATCATAAGATAAGGTTTGTCTAGTTTCTACCGCATCGACATTGTGAGTATCCAAACCGGAGAAAGAACCGCCTGTGGTATTTTTAGCAATCTTGGCCGGGAATTTAATGGTTTCACCTACCCACTTTTTACCATTTGAGATGAAACGAAAAGTTGCGAGGTTATCTGAAAGGAACTGATCGAACACTTTGGGAACGATCATATCTTGTGTTATTGAAACTACTCTCTGTGTAAATGATGCCATATTAGTACAAAAAAAAGACCCCACCGATTTCTCGGTTGAGTCTTAAAGACTTCTGACTATGTTAATTATATACTACCCTAAAATCCTCTGTCAAGAGACCAACTTATGCTTTATTTGCCCTTAAAACCATCGCAATTTGTTTTTTATCCCCGCTAACTTCTTTTTTCTTTATACTCATTCTTTGAGCTAACGCGGCTTTTTTGTAACCCTCTTTATTATACGCAAAGTGTTTTCCATTAACTATAGGCATTAAGTTTGTCCTCCTCCAAATAAACCTCTCAACTTACTAATTATACCACCTCCAGGAGTAGGGGTTTCTACTGGTGCTTCCTCTCCTGCTAGTGGTTGCTCTGTCGGCGTAACTGGCTGCTCACCCTCTCCCATTCCCTGTTGAGCTTTTGCCATTACCGCTTTTGCAAACTCCACTATAGCCTGTTTAATATTAGGATCTTGTAATTGCTGGAACCCGGGAGAGGACATAAACTTTTCTATAGTAGCAATGTATTCTTTAGACGGCGCATCCGGCACTGGCGGAGTTTGTCCACTCATCAAAACCTGTAAATCTCCCATAGCCTGAGAATCTACTCCTCCCGACCCTTCATCTCCTAAAATCTCCGCTAAATACTTATCCATAAAGAATCTGTAATAGACTAATCTTTTAGCCCATTCTTTAGGATTAGGCTTATCTAACCCTTCGGCTATAGACAAAGGGTCAAGAATGGCTATGGCCTGTATTGTTTCATTCTTTAAGGCAAATTTATCTTTAGGCAAGGCTGACCCAGCCTTAACTCTAACTTGTACTCCATCTTCTATTTTAGCCTGTGACCATTTAATAAACCTAGTCTTACCCTCTGATGGTGTAAACCTGATAATTTCCTCCTCATCCATGTATACTTTCATCATCTGGACGAAGGCTTTATAAAGTTTGTCGGCAGCATCCTCCAGGGCATCGGTAACAGTCTGCAACCTACCCATATTGGCCCGTTGTGACATCACTTCCTGACCTAATGTCTCAATTCCTGAGTTTTCACCCCGGACAGGAGCGTTAGCGCCGAAGATATTATCAATCTCGCCCCTAGCATCAACTTTATCATTTAATACATAGTTGGGCAAAGCATTATATGGAAGCCTGGCTGCTGCCGACCTGACATCTCCTGCCACCATTAACTTTTCAGACGGATCACCAATAATCTTTTTGGCATCATCCTGTGAAATCATATTGGAGTTTAAAACTAGTCCTGCCGAGGCTTGATCCGCATTTTCCACTATCTGCCTGCCACGTTTTTCCAATACATCCTGTTGAGTATGGGCTTGTTCTGCCAGCGAGGTGTCATCAATCACATATTTACCTAAGTTAGTATGATTTATAATAATGTAGGGCTTTTTGGGTTTATCAAAGAAGTTTAATGCTCTATACTTACCATCCGGCATTTGCTGATATTCATCATAGTTATAGTTGGGGTTTTTATGCTTGCCCAGCAATATATCGTCTAACTTCCAGGCCACGCCTTCCTGTTGTTCACCCTGGCTATCATAGTAAGTAAAGTAAACCTCTATATACCCTTCTTTTTTGGCAAGCTGGGCTTTGGTACCTACTTTTATCCCCCAATGAGCAAACAATTCCGCTTTCTTTTCGGGGAACTTAAATAGTATCTCTTCCCTAGTTAAATCATCCATATACTCGGCAATAACGGGGATGTTATCTGGATCTGATGCACCCTCCGAAAAAACTACCTTGGCAGGTCTAACTACCTCAACTACTACCCCGCCTTTTCTGGTGCCATCGGGAGTCTTTTTGCCAATATTAGGATCAAAACGATACTTTAAGATAGCGTTCCTGTATCCTATCAATAGATGTCTGGCACACATGGCAAACCGAGCCTTAAGATATAGATCCTCAACTTTAGCGAGTAACACATTCTCCAAATCTCTTGCCAACTCTCTTGACTCATCTGTATCCTCTGCCTCTGTAACAATAGGTTGGGCAAATTGCGAGTTAATTAAGGGGACTAAAATCTCAATAGCGGTTAAAATCCGGTTGTTTTTATATGGCACTTGATGCTCATATAAATCCTCTTCGTTGAGGGTTTTCCCTAGATAATAGGTTTCCGCCTTCTCTCTAACCTTATCTATCTCTAATTCTTTATTCCAAAATATCTCAGCTTGTTCAATAGTTTTTCTTATCAAACGCAAGACATCCTCATCGGATAAATCAATGGATAAAGGCTCATCATCCATACCCTCATCAAGAGGGCCCTCGATCCTTTCATCATTTGAAAGTGGCTGGGAGAAATTAGGCGAAGTTAGCATTATTTTAATTATACACTAAATTCGGTGATCTTTAATATATTGTATAATTAAGATGTGACCATTTTACCGGAAAGAAATGTTAAGATAGTAACGGTAATATTAGACAATAGTTCCCCAGCTACACTTAAAGACCTAAGATGCAATACCTGCGGCAAGATAGTTACCCAATATTATGATGAGCTTAGAATAGTTATCTTTGATGAGGTTAGGGAAGTAATTAAACGCCCGCATGATATCCTATGCAAATTTTGCAAAGTGATATATAGGATTATTTAGTCCGCCAGTCTTTTTTGCCTTTAATAGACCGCTGTAATACTTCTTTTACATCAATCGCCGGAATAGTTTGGTCGGGACTAACATAAACTCCTTCTTTAAATATACTGCTCTTTTTCTTTGATGGTGTTTTAACAACTCCTCCAAAAACGAAAACCTTTTCTAACGCTACCCGCCAATATATTTGAGCAAATGCATAATGGTCTCTCCGATCCTCAATAGTCCTCCAAACCGGTTTCTGAATACCTTGAGCATTTTCCTCAATAGTTCTATATAACTGAGTCCAATCGTAAATATATTGCTCAAGTTCAGTTAAAGTTAAATTAAATATAATCTCCTGATTTTTTAACTCCGATACTACCATATCTATTATTTTTGTCCGATCGGATATAACCACTCCATCCTTATCTCCCTCACCCCATTTGATAATCTGTAAGTCTTTCTGCTCCTGGACAAAGTAGTGAACAAATACCCGCCCTGGATACTTAGCCACCAATTGCTTGGGCCTGGTAGGATAAGGGTTAGCATCAATAACCATAGTGGCGTTATATCTGATTAAGTCTGCCTCTATATCCTCCCATGACTCTGTCTGATATATCTTAAATATTCCATGCACATTGCCTACCACTACAGTTTTAACTACCCCATTATCAACACCGATAACCACATGGGTCCGGGGATTAACAGTCGGGATAATACAATCGGTAATGGTTTTTCTTGATACTGACTCATCAGCAGATATATATGGCAAACCCAGACAGAAATTATGGAAAATAGACTTGTCACCCTTTGACTTTTTTATTATATCCTTAGCAGAAATCCAAGGGACCATTAGTTGTGAGATCCAATAGCCGGATATATCCCTATTGGTGAACTTCTTAACCCACCGACCATATCGCCTATCATCATCAGATAAAGTCTTTTGACAATTAGTACAAATATATTGTTCTGTTTGAAAGTTAATATTATCCGGGAACTTTAAGTAAAACTCACTATTGCAATGTGGACATTTGATAAACCAATGTTTCTGATCTGAATGTTGCCATGTTTCATCTACGCCATATCCGGGAATGGAAGGATTAGACCACTGCCATATAAATCCCAAATCAGGCCGTTCACGTTTAGCATCATCTAATCTTGTCTGGTAGGTAGATAACACTTTTTGATTAGAGCGATCAGCCTCATCATTGATCAAAATGTGAGCAGATATTGAGATCGCACTTGTCTCTTCCCAGCTACCTCTAAAGTAAATAAACCTCTCACCAACAGACTTCAAGGCAATAGACTCAGTCTTACCCATCCAAGACTGATAAATAGGGTTCTGGATGATGATTGGGTCAACCTTAGGGGAGACAAAGTCTTTAACCACACTCTTGCTTGGTAATGTATATATTACATTTGCCTTTTTATATTTAGCAAGCCATAATGCTTTGTTAATTCCTAAAACAGACCATCCGATCTGACTGGGTTTCATCACCACCTGAACTTCGCTCGTATCAGTATAGGGTCTAATTAAAAAACGGTGATCCTTAAATTCTATAGGCGAGCCATTCTCGGATAGAATATTATTATTTACAATAAACCCTAAAGGTGTGGATTCATCTATTTTGGAATTGTCCATTTTTCCATTGTTTCTGCAAATATCTCAGCTATTATAGCCTTTTGACTATCATCTAAAGTTGACTTAGTTTCAACCTGCAAATTACCTTCCACTTTATTAACTATTCTTTTTTTAAGATTATTATATTCCTTAATAGCCCCAAGTTTAGTACTAAAATCAGCATGTTGGATTATTAAAAACCCTAGTTGTTTATCTACAAACATATCATTAAGATTTGCATCTTCCAATAACTTGTTGATTTTCTCAATTATATTAACGTTTTTTAACAATCTAGAAGCTGATGCTGCTGCTGATTTATACGCATTCTTCTTACTTAAATCCACATCGTAAGCCTCAACATAACTATCCACCCCATTACCAAAAAATTCTCTTTCAGTTGCATATAACTGACAAAATAATTCCTGCTTAGGATTCAGGTTTTTTTCTTTAACTACATTCATATTTTTTTTAACTGTTCTTCCTTAAAATAATCTTTTGCTTTATTCGGATATGCTTTAAGGAAATCCAGATTAGGCTTACTATCTTTCCCCAAAGCATAAGGTTGTAGAATGTCTTTCCCATGTTCATCTCTTTGTTTTTGGATTCTACCAGCTTTCGTTAAAGTATAAAATTCCGGTGTTTCTATTTTATCTAACTCATCATCTTTAGCTTGACAAAATTCGCAAGGAAGTATACCTAAAATAGTATCAAAAATAGCCTTTTCTTTATTACAACGCGGGCATTTAATCATTCTCTATCCTTATGTTTTTCGGTTTTACATTTAGGACACCAAACCCAATCTTTGGGTAAATCTTTACGTTTTCTCCAAATATGACCAATACACTTATCTTCCATAGTTGGAGAATTACTACCATCAAAAATAGAATAACCACTTCTCACTATTTTAGATACTTCTATTACATCAGTTTCAGATTGACAATTTAGACCAGGTAGTATGCCTAGAGTTGGATCTTGGATAGCATTTTCTTTTAGACATCTCGGGCATTTAATCATCTTGGTATATCCCTAATCCTTTCTTGTGCGTCTATCATTTTACTAACTTCTATTTCTTTCTCGCGCCTAACCTCTTGTGGTTTTGGTGCAACCACAATTCCTCCTTGTGGCTTGACCTCTTTTTTTTCTATAATAGGCTCTATTCTTTGACCGCTATTTAATCCTCCGATAGCAACTCCTTCTAATGTATGATAGCTTATCTCATTCCCCATTTGTACCTCTATAACATTAACTATTTTCGCTCTAATCATTTTCTAATTGGAAAACTATTTAAACCTTCAACCCAATTTCCTCTCTTACTTCCTTTTCTACATCATCTAAGACATCGCAGAGGAAGTCTTTTAAACTAGCTTCTCTTAATGATCCTTTCTCAAATCTTTGACCTGCCCATGCTTCTTGCCATCTATCAAACTTTTTCATTATCTTCTCTTCTAATGTTATTTGTTTCATGCTGAATTTCCTATCTGCTGGCTAACTGCGTCAACTTCTATCAAAGTATCCGTTGTAAGAATTGAACAAGCCACCCCTATCCCATTTTCCAGACACAACCTAATTACTTTAGCCGGATCAATAATACCTGCTTCAATCAAATTTACTAGTTTGCCAGAGTTACATTCATATCCGAACTTTAAATCTTTATCTTTTCGTATTTTTTTAATTAAATTATCAACTTGTGAAGGGAAACCTAAAAACTTTTTATCAGATTCGCCGGAATTAATCATAATCTTACGGGCAGGTTGTAATAAAACTTCTTTGAGTAATTTTGAACCATCATTATTTTCCGTAATGGCATCAATTAAATGAATGAAGGCTACACCGGCTCCCGGTACTATGCCCTCTTTTAAGGCCGCCTGAGCCGCTCCAACGGCATCTTTGGCTCTTTCCAACTTCTCCCTACCCTCTACATCAGTTTTAGCACCAACTTTAATAACTGCTACTCCGCCGGTTAACTTAGCAATCCGCTCTTCCAGCCTTTCTTTCTCAGCCAATGAATTAGCTTTAACCTTCTGAGCTTTCAATTTATCAATCTGTTTTTTAATCTCTTTTTTCTCGCCATCGCCTTTAATAATTAAACAAGTCTTTTTATTAACTACCACTTTTTCAGCAGAACCTAACCAGGAAGCGTCAAATGTGTTGGCAAAAGCCTGAATGTCCAGTCCTAATTCTTTTGAAAATACTTTGCCCCCTGTGGCAACAGCCAAATCTTCCAGATAATCCTTAGTATTAGATCCATACCCGGGAGCTTCCACCACCACAACATTTATAACACCTCTCATTTTATTGTTGACTAAAATACCCAAAGCATCACCTTTGACCTCACCAATAATAACTATATTTTTGGAAAATCCGATGATTGTTTCAATCAAAGGCACAATCTCCCGCTGAGTGGTAATTTCTTTATCTATCAAAGCAATAACCGGCTTTTCTATAATTGCTTCCCGGCGTTTAGTATTGGTAATAAAATACTCGGTGGCATATCCCTTATCTACCGTCAGCCCTCCGGTATAACTGATATAAGTTTCATTACCGAAAGCCTCTTCAACTGCAATTAAACCATCCTCGCCGCCCCTATGGACTGCCTCTGATACCATTTTAGCCAACTCTTCATCCGAGGATGATATAGTAGCCACTTGCTCTAAATCCTTTTGAGTTTTAGCCGGTTTTGAAAGTTTATTTAAGGCTTTTACACAATCATTTAATGCTTTGTAGAGCTGTTTTCTTAAAACCATCGGGTTAATACCGGAATCAATTAGTTTTAATCCTCTGGTAACTATTTCATAAGCTATAAGGATTGAAGAAGTTGTCCCGTCTCCAGCTTCTTCATTAGTCTTTTGAGCAGCTTCCCGGACTAAATTGATACCCATATTTACAAACGGGTCCGCATCTTGAACTTTAGAAGCTACGGTAACTCCATCGTGTATTACAATAGGTGCGCCGAATTGTCTACTAGAAGCTACATTCCGTCCTTTAGGAGAGAGCGTAGAGCAAACTGCTCTGTATATAATTGCTACGCCTTTGGCTAGATTATCTCTTGCCTCATTTTCAAATTTAAGGAATATTCTAGGAGTAGTATTCATGAGTTTTGTAAACTTCTATAAATGATTATATCACAAAATTAAGCTAGGGGAGCTTCCGCCAGCGTAGTTCTCAACAGGCAAAGCAGGACCCGTTAAAACGCTTAAACTTCTACTTAGTCAAATATTGTATTAGTATCGCCAAGAGAAGTCATAAGTGAATATATTATCCCCTTTTATTTTCTAGTTTGTCAATTATTGTCAAATTTTTCTCTTTTCCCAGTATTTCTTATTCATTCTTTTATTTTTTTATTATTTTCCAATTATATTTACTCATCCCGCCTGAACTTGTACGTAAGGCTTGAAGGGCTATATAACCATTTATCTCATCCATCCATTTTTGGGGTCTATCCTCAAGTATATGAATTTCATTTTTGTACTCAAATGTAACCTTAATTAATTTTATTATTTTTTTCATTTTGACGCTACAATTCTATCACAAACCCATAAACTAAAGTTTCCACTATTTTGATATAAATATACTGCATACACTAGACTTTTAACAGGATCGGACATAGCTGCGTTAAAATCCTCCCCAAAAAATTCCTTCACTTTATCGGAGTGGAAACGGCTGTTAATTTGCGCAATCCCTAAATCGTACCCAAGGCCGGGCTTATTGACATTTACCCTTTTAGGGTCGTATGTCCCATTCTCACAAGCCAGGATGGCCATAAAACGGTTCCTATCATCTTTTTTGGGCATTAGTACCTCCAATAGCTTTTCAATCTGTCCTTTAGATAACCGGACACTTTTTGACTCCTTAACCTGGATTGATAAAATCATATTCTCTTTTTGTAGACTATCTGCCATATTATTTAGAACTCGTGCCTCTGCTTCTCTTACTTCAACTACCCTGCTTTTGTACCCCACAAAAGCAATTACCACAATTAGGGCAAGTAAAGTATAAACTGCTGATTTGCATTTATATTTTTTCATATCTTCATATCACCTTTGTTGTTCGTGAGTTAATCTCCTCTAACTCTGATATATGCTCATTCATCCACCTAGATATTTTTCTTATTACAGCAGCCCTAGCAGCAGCCCTAGCAGCCTCAGCAGCAGCCCTAGCAGCAGCCTCAGCAGCAGCCCTAGCAGCCTCAGCAGCAGCCTCAGCAGCAGCCCTAGCAGCAGCCTCAGCAGCAGCCCTAGCAGCAGCCTCAGCAGCAGCCCCAGCAGCCCAAACAGCAGCCCTAGCAGCAACCCCAGCAGCCTCAGCAGTAGCCCTAGCAGCAGCCCCAGCAGCAGCCCTAGCAGCAACCCCAACAGCCTCAGCAGTAGCCCTAGCAGCAGCCCTAGCAGCAGCCCTAGCAGCCTCAGCAGCAGCCTCAGCAGCAGCCCTAGCAGCAACCCCAGCAGCCTCAGCAGCAGCCCTAGCAGCAGCCTCAGCAGCAGCCCTAGCAGCAACCCCAACAGCCTCAGCAGTAGCCCTAGCAGCAGCCCTAGCAGCAGCCCTAGCAGCAACCCTCGCAGCCTCAGCAGCAGCCTCAGCAGCAGCCCGATTTTTAAGAGTATCTTTTCCCATTACTTCCCTAGCTGCTTCAATCGCTTTTCTCGGCCTATTATCATTAGGATATCGTTTTTCATGAATATCTATTACCTGTTCAGCTGCAAATATAGCCAAAGCCACACTATCCTTTTTCTGCCATTTCCAAGCTCGAACTATCCGCATCTGTGACCAGACTTCTCCATCCTCTTGAGATTGGTGTTTACCCTTAACCTCCACCTCAGCTAATATCTCACCCTGGACATAGGAAAAAGCCTGATAGATCTGTTTGGAACAGTGAAATCCATCTTCGCACATTTTAAGATTACCCTCAAAGACCTGCCACACGTTAAGTTTCCACTCAAGATTCCCACTATCAGAAACTATCTTTTTACCTTTTAATCTTAAAAACTTATATTTGTTTTTCATATTCTCCTATCTTCTTCCTCCTTCACATCTTTTAAGATTTTCAAAACATCTATCCATTTCTGCTTTATGCCAAGCGAGGATTTGGTCTATAGCGTCATTCCACAACTTGTGATGTAGAGTCCCACCGATCTCTTCTCCTTCTATCTCGTTATACACTCCAAAATAAAGGAATTTATTGATGGCTGGTAGTTTTTTTATTTCCTCTAATAACTGTATTTGATTAAGTTTCATATAGCCTCTATTTAGTTGCTCTGCCGTCTGCACAGAGCAACTAAAACAAGCTAGATAGGTAACTTTTCTTCTATCATCTATGTTGCGTTCGGGTTGAAACTGAATGGATCAGCTCCTACATACAACGCTTCTAAAGCTGGTAAACCATCCTTAACTGCCTTTTCTATCTCTTTTGATGGTTCAGACTTAGGCTTGGGAGTCACACGATAGCGGGTTGTGTTTTTATCACTTCCCGTTCTTTCAATCTCAATATCGTATGATAATAAAGATCCCCAATCCTTATCTTTTTCCAGTTTAACCAACTCCTGCTGAATTGAACTTTGGGTAATCTCCCAAATTTGAATCTTTGAAAATTCATAATTGTAGATTACAAAAACCACAAACTTCCGCACTGAATCTGCAAACTCTACAGGTGGTCTGCCGTCCATTGGAATCCGATGGGGTTTTCTTGATCCATCATTTTCCTCTGTCCACCAACTATAGCCTGTCAGCGCGCTGGATAATATTCTTATCCGGTGGCTACCAGGGATCAATCTAAGGTAATTTGAATTTGCTGATTGTGGTTGGAAATCTTTCGGTATAGTTGTTGTTGACATAATAGTTTAGTTCACCCCCCTTCAAGTTTAAATTACTTCTTCGTAACAAACTGATCTTGCTTCAGCTTCAAAGTCTGCTAATTCTTCGGCAGTGGGGATGTTTACTTTTTCTATTTCATTTATCATATAATCATATAAAGCAATCGCCAGATCATACTTTGTTTCTTCATTCAGTTTATGGCTATCCGGGTGGATTAAATCTAAAATGGGTTGTAGTTTAAGTTTATCCATTTATTTTCCCTCCAGGACTCCTAAACAGAAGTTCAATAGCTTCCCTTACCAGTACCGCCTTGGGTTTCATTGACACTTCAGATAATTTATTAAGCATCTCCATCTGTTTTTTACCTATTTGTACGTTTAACTCTGCAAATCTATTACTCATACTACTATATTACCACACTTTTAGTAGTTGTCAATAGGGCAATTCCCAAATACAAATAAAGCCGCCGAGTATTCTCTATTGACTCCCTCTTTTTCAAGTTCCTTAAAAACTACCTCTAACCGTTCTAAGAGAGTCTGGTAGTCCGCCTGTCTGTTTTCGGAGTTTCTAGCGGCCCAGTCGTGAGCCAGTTTTATTTTAGTAAAACCTTCTTTTATTCTATCCATTTAACCCTTCCAGAATAGTGTCTTCTTCTTCTCTGGGAATAAATTTATTTGATAGTTCTGCAACACATTCCGGGGTAAGAATTAAAAACTTCATATTTTGATGTCCTACCGTATCTGTTTCTATTTTAAGTTTTTTTAAGTGCCACCTCATTTTTTGCGGGCTGATTTCTTTGTCTATTTGTAAATTCACCTCTTCCCGCAAAGTCTTGACCAGCACTTCAGGACTATCTTGATACAATCTAATTATAGTAGTGGCAATAATTCCCAGATCTTCTGTTCCTCTTAAAGAAATAATATCGTTTTGGTACTCTTTAACATATTTTATAAACTGGTCAATATCTTCTGGTTTTAAGACCGATAGTAATGGATAAAAGGTCTGTCTAGTCCGTCCGGAAAATTCCAAAACGTCTAAAAATATTTTTTTTAGACCCCCCCTTTCCGGAATAACAGACTCGCAGACTCGCAAAGTAGGTGATTGGATTGGTACAACAATCAAATCGGGTGCGAGTCTGTTATTAGAGCTTTCTGACAATCCGTTAGCCGTGGAGCTTGTGCCTGGACTATCCAAATTACAGACTCGCGGCAGACTCGCGGCAGACTCGCAAAAATGACCAAAACGGAACCCTAAAAGCATATTTCTGACCTTTTTTGCCTTTTCAAAGTACTCATCGTCCAAAATAACCGGGTAGTTGTTCCGCAAATCGGTCGGGAATTCTTTAGACTCTAGGCTTATGATTCTTGACTCCAGCGCTGAGTCCTTAAAGCGGTCAATAGTAGCAAAAATCTTAGGGCAAAAGACTTTAAAAAATTTTAGTGTCCTGACTTTTTCTCCTTCAACCCGAACTACCTCTTTCCCTTTTTCATAACCATTATTTAATATTGTTGTAAACAATGACTTCTCATCACTATTTAACCTGTCAAATTCATTAATCACCAGAGTGGGTTTATACATATCCACAATCCTGAATAACGCTGCCTCAGATACTCCGCCGTTTAGAATAACTGGACGGTAACAGAGAATCCCCACAGCATCATTGAACCTCGTTTTACCTGTCCCTGGCATCCCTGAGGAACGAAGATAAGGAACAACTGAGTACTGGTCAAATATCCATGAATACTTAATATATATAGTAGCTAAAAAAAGATTCTTGTCTTCCATCCAGCAGTAAGTTGAAATAAAATCTGTAATAGCTTTGTCCAAATCTGCTTCTTCCACAAATTCTGCCTTTTCCGGCAAGTGTACAATGGGAGAAACCAGAGGATAAACTGTTTCATCTTTAACCTTTATTGAAAGTTTGTAACTAACTTTGCCTGTCGCTTTGTCAAAAACACAAAATTTATACGGTTCTTTATCATTAGAATTGTAAACTGTCTCTGCTACAAAGTTTTCAGTTTCCGCTCCCCCAACTTGAAATAAATTCTCATTTTCAGTTAAAGACATCCCTTCGGCATTTGCCATTAATTCCTGAAAATCTTCCCGCTTTTTCTTTTGATCTATAAAAAAGTTAGTAACATCCATTTTCTTTGCAATGTATGTAGGATCAGGTAAACGAATTAAAAAAGTATTAATATCAATATCTTTAAACTTGGAAGCTAAATTATCAGCGGCTAGTTGTCCTGTATTTCCGCTTACCGCATATTTATCATTATCCAGACAGATATATATTTTGGGTATTTCCCTAAACATTTCCAGCCACTCACTTTTAAAACCTCCGGCTCCCTGGGTAGTCGTAACAGCGTTAAAACCATACTGGTGCAAAATTAAACAATCTTTTTCACCCTCGCATATAATAATGTAGTCAGGGTTGTCATAAAGTATCTGCTCGTTATATAAAGCAGCTGACCTCCCCGCAACCCCGATAAAGCCTTTAAAATCTGTTGAGGCAAGTCTGGTAGGATCAAGCCGCTTTTTTATGTTGACACACTCTCCCCGGCAGTTAATAATAGGCATAGTCAAATACCTGCCTGTCCAACCAATCTTGGCCCATTCAGTACTATTATCATTCCACCCCCATTTATCCTTGAGCCATTTCTTTAACATGGTTTGTTTTTTAAACTCAAGATGTTGTTCTTCAACTAAACTTAAATCTATGGCGGATAAAATAATATCTTGAGGTTGTGGTTCAACTAAAACAACCTGTGCCTCTGGATCATTTAATTTTTCAAGCAACTGCTTCCAGTTCCCCCCTTCCATGCAATGAAAACAATGCCATAAACCATTGCATGAGTTAATATAAAATTTATCATTCGGGTGTTGACAAAATGGACATCTCATTCTTAATTCACTCCCGCACAAAGCCAGTGAATAGCCTTTGTTTTGTAAATATTCTTGTGGATTTTTATATTCCTGATTATTAAGATATGCTGGCATCATTTACCTTTCTTATTTGACTTAACGCCTTTTTTAAGTCAGTCTTGGGGAGATAATATCCTTTTATGGAATCATAACTATCAGAGCTTAATATTTGAATCCAAAGTTGTGTTAACGCTCTTTCTTTTGTGGCAGTACTTAAGTGAATATGGAACACATCTATCCAACCATTTAAGTCATTGGTCAATAATTCATGTTCTTCTTTCCCGCAATCTTGACAGTATAATTTACAGTAAATACACAAAGGTCTAATATCCCCGCTATGAGCATTTTTGTATTGTTGCCAACCCAATATTAAAATAGATATCTCTTTCCCGCAATGACACAAATATTTCATATATAAACCCTACCAAGCTGTTACCACTCAGCTATAAAATCTAATTAAATCTTTATATCGAATTCCAGACAGATGTGGTTTTACCCATAATTCAAGATTTTCAACTCTATTATCACTTCGGATCCCATTAAGATGATGAATTGCTTCATGAGGTAAGAGCTTACGACCTAATTTTTTTTCCATTACAAGCCTATGCTCAAATGTATATTTTTTATCTTTGTAAACCCAAATTTTTTTATATCCATTGGTAATATAGTATCCCTTATTATTTATTCCTCCCATTCTTTTTCCTAATTTCCAAAAGGTATTACCTTTTTCGAATTTATGTCCCACAATCTGTCCTTTTTGAAAACCCCTAAGACGAGGAGCTGAACCAATTTCTTTAATAAGATTATTCCAACTCCCAAAATGATGTGAAACTGTATTTCTTGAAGGGATTATATTTCGTGGTATTTTTTTAGAATTAGGTATTCCAAATTTCTTAGTGTATGAAATGAATGAATTTAAAATTTTTTCTTTAGTCCAAAAGATAGTTCTCATAAAAAACCTCCCGCACAGCTATGATCGAAACCCTGAAGTTCCACTGTACGGGAGGTCAAAAAAAGGTGGGAAAAATAAGGTTTCGATCATATATATCTTTAACTTACGCCTTTATTTAGAAATTGTCAACTACCAAAAATTCCACTTAAAAAGCCACTCTTGCGAATGGCTTTTAGATGCCGTTAGTAAACTAACAGCCCGACTATGTTAATCCATCGTTAATTGTCTTGTCAAGCCCTTTCTTCCACTTAGCCACATCTATCTGAGCCAGCTTAAAAACTAACTGGTTGTATCCTGCCAACCCCAAAGATTTTTTGTGAAATTCCAGCCTTTCAGCATAATAATCAGCTAAATTCGGTTGTTTACTTAAACTTTTAATAGTTTTATATAGTGCTGTTTCAGATTTTTCGGATGTCATAATCGTGCCTATGAAATAATCCTGATAATAGCTCATCCTCAGTTAAGGCAAACCGGCAATGTCCTTTGCTGCAAGATCCCCTAAGTGGACAATTAAGTTCATAATGGGATATCCCCATCTTTTTGGCACTTTCTATAGTTTTTTGTTCCAGTTCACAATGCTCAACATTATTCATTTTTTATTTTTTCCCGTAGCGTCATCAGTATTAGAACCCCATGTAGTTAATTCCCTCATCCCTGATATATCACTGTCTACTGTACAAAAAGTATGTGGTCCCAAATTCTCATAGATTGCTCTCATAAGTGTCCTTTTGGCTTTAATTGGAGGCAAAGCCTCTCCTGCATCTGTCTGGGGACGGGAAATAATTACATCAACACATACTCTTTTATATCCTATCACCCTCTCCATTAAAAATTACCTCCGGTTTTAAGTCTATCTCTTTGGCAAACGGTCTTTGGCCGTCAAAATCCCAGCACATCTCATATGTTTTCTCAGGATCAAGTTTCCCTAAAAGATCAGCAAAGGTGTCCAGACGCTCCCCATAGACCTTTTCCAGCTTTTTGTATTGAAGCTCTTTTTCTATCACTGTAATTCTTTCATTTTCAGTTGTCCGATTTTTTCGGATAACTCACTTCCCAGTATCCTTTTCTCTGCTCTGAATCTGCCTGTCAAATAACGGTCTTTATGGCCCTCACAAGCCTTAAATTTTATATTCTCTTCCTGGTCAATCAGCCACCAGTTAGCCTTGCCATCACAGGTTTTATCTATTTCACATTTATCTTCAGGTGCAATTTCTTCCATCTTCTTCCTCCAGATTGTCTAAAATATCATCAGCTACACTTTTAAACCCTAAATTGTCCAGGTCGCGGTAGATTGACCAGCAACAATATGATACACCCCGGAGCAATCTATCAAAGTTTACAGTAAAAGTCGGCTGTCCTGCCTTTCTGATAGTGACAGGTGCATCCTCAAATTTAAGTAACATCCGGGCAATTTTACTTGTCCTTTGTAATAATTCAGCTCTGGTACAAACTTCTTCGCTGTAACCCTGTAAACGTTCCATTTACCACTCATGCCTTCCTGCCTCTAAAAAAGAAAGTACAAATAGCCCTACCACAATAAAGGGGAAAACTGCCAGTAACCCAATTAGCTTCAGTATTGCTTTCATTTACTTACCTTGTAAAAATTTCTGCACAAATTTAAGCACAGCTAAAATAACCAAAGCTGTAAGTTCCTGATTCTGTCCAAAATCAACTGTCGGCAAAACTGCAATCAGTTGAGCGATAGCCGCTAAAATAAGCGTAATAATGACACTTCTAGCATCTCCAAAATTCAAGCTAAATTGTTTACTCATTTCTTCCCCCCTTTCTCTATATTGTCCATAGTTTCTTTAAGCTCGTCAATTTTATCTTCTACGGTATTCTTAACATCTTGCATTCCAGCTCTGGAATGTTTTTCTAAACTTGCCACTCTATCTTCTAACATTTTCAATCTATCTTCAATTGCCAATTGTCTAGTGGCTGTTTTCTCCTGTAAATCCTGACCCTGATAGATCATATTAACCGTTTTCTCGGTACTTTCTGTCCTTCTTGCCAACCTCTTAAACTCATCTAAAAACTTTTCTATCCAGTTTTCAGTTTTCCCCATTACGAAAGCCACCTTTTTAATAAAAGACGTACCAACATACCACTAGACCAGCTATCGGGCGAATTATCCCCGTTTACAGGCGTGCTAGTCGCTAGTTTTAAGTCCTTTTGGCAGCTAGACAAATCAGTTTTTATCCCATCATAATCTTTGGCTTTCTGGATAAATTCCCTGATTTGCCCCTCATTGGTATAATCAAGATTATTTTCATGGAAAAGATCGATTAAATATTGGGGCATTTTATTCCAAGGTAAAACAGTCTCTTGAGATATTGGTCGAAGCCATCCTAAAACTCCTTCATAATTGTGAGTAACATAAACTACTTTTTTAATACCGCCCCAGTTTTGATCAGTACTCTTAAATGAAGTAGTACTTCCCTCTCCTGTTGCGATACTCACGTGTCCTGATGATCCAACAAGGGTAGAAAATACAACTATATCTCCAAGATGGGGGATTCCACTAAATGTATTAGGGATATAATCAAAATACTGGAGAGTTTCATCAGTAGGTTCTGTCCATATCTGGTAAGCGTTTAAATGCCTAATAGCACTTCTGGGAACTCCAATCTCATCACAATACTTAAAGGCCCAATCAAAACATTGCCATAAATTTCCAGGATCTTCAGCTTCAACTGGTTTGCCTAAATATTGATTAAAAATTTTAGTTATATCCATATTTTTTTTCAGCTTCTTCCCGTGCTTTATATGCCTCTTTAATTGTTTTAAATACTCCTAAATGTATTTTCTTATAATTGACTTTTATTTGTGCAGTAAACCCATATGGGGGAAAGACTGCAACCCCTGTATACCCTGTCTTGTTGTTTGGCCTTTTCTGATTTCTGAGATTCTCTTGAATAGTTACTACTCTCAAATTGTTTCTGCGATTGTTTAGTGGATTCCGATCTATATGATGTACTACCATTCCTCTGGGAGCTTTCATAATCATTCGGTGTAAAGATATTTTTTTGGGGTTTATTCTGGCGTATAAAAATTGTCCCGCATGGTGCACATATAACTTTTTCCCTTTGATCTTTAGATAGTCCTCCTTGTCGACTATGATCACTTGCTTCCCATAAGTCGGAGAATTGATTATTATCCGCATACTTAGAGGTTATCATATATTGGATAATATGGTCAAGTGTCATCTTTTAATAATTAAAGATAGTACCGCTATTATAACACCTGATAAAATAAGACCTACCAATCCATACACAATCTTTTCAACAGGCCCAAATCTGTCCTTACTAACAAACTGTTTTTCCAGTTTATTACATACTTCATCAACCTTCTCCATTAACAATTTATCGTCTGCTCTCATCAAAGCATGTTCTTTTGAGTTTTGTTCTAACATATTATTTATTCTTTCTTCCAAGACTGCTTCTTTTTTGGTTGACACGTTATTTTTTCATCCTCACGATTGCGAGTACATCATTAACCGTAGGGTCACTTGCATTGAACCTAACAAAATTAAATTCAATTCCTTCTATAAAAACTCTATTGTCCGTATAGCGGCGGAATACAATAGAATCACCTACTTTAAACTCACAAGGTCTTTTACCTTCACCTATACAAAAAACCACGCCTAATTCTGTTTTATTTTCGACATCTCTAATCAATAATCCTGACTTAGTTTTTTGATCTTGAGGTGGAGTTAATATAACTACATTCTTAGCTGGTATGATTTTAGATTGAATTTTCATGTGAGTTAATTATACCAAATTATTTAAAAGTTTTCCCTTTTACGTAGCCTTTTGTCTGTGAATAATATGGCTCAAGTTCATCTTCAGTATAAAACCTTTTCCAGTTTGACTTGGATGCTTGCCACCTACCAAGTTGCCCAAATTTAATTAAATAGGCTGCTGCTCTGGCATTAGCCACTGGATCGTTTCTATCTGGTACTTTCCCATTAACCAACCAGTCTTTAAATGATGTCTTACTCGTTTTTGAATAATTTGCTACATCCTTTTCCCAAGTTCCCGGAGTAAACTGGAATAATCCTCTGGGAATACCAACTGCCCTCCCCTCAGGTGTTTCATTGGATGCATCAGGTCTAAATCCACTCTCAGAAGTCCCAATATCATATAAAAGCTCTTTAGGCACATTAAACTCTTTGGCCGCCCCTTCTATAGCTGACCTGACTGCTGGACTAGGATTTTTCTTTATAACATCAGGGTTTCTGCCTAAGCTTTGATTATTCATTTTTTCTGCTCTAGCGCCCATAACTTGGGCTTGTGGAGTAAACTCATTTTTAAAATTTGGACTTACCCCTACGGTTAATTTCATTTGAGAGGGATCCCCTATAATAGTTCCACCTCCCTCGGCTCTACGTTCAATAGGTGTTGGTTGTTGAGGAGAAAATAAACCTAAAAGCCTTTTTTTAATTTCATCCACACTACTCGCCTCTTTCTGTTAGTTTTTTAAGGCGGTTTATCATTGCATCAATAAGCACTCTACTTTCGCCTTTTTCAGTTTTCATTCTTGTTGCCATACCATCTGATTGTGTTCCTGCTGCGCCGCCTTGTATTTGTGGGGGATTAGTCATAGCTTCCCTGGGCATACCAGATTGAGGATTATTAGTAGTTTCGGCTCCGATACCAGCACTAGAAGCTCCAAGTTGAGATTGTCTCCTCATAAATTCCTGTTGCACTATAGTTCTTTTATCGTTAATTGAGGGTTCCATTAAGATAAATTATATCACAATTTGGTATAATAATATTATGTGGTGGGTTATATTATTATTTCTGTTTCTAATAGTTGCTGCTATTTGGGCAGATTGGGGAAGAGAAGATTAAATTATTCTCCGGGACCTCTAATACCCAACCATTTCATTAATATTGTTCCAGCTGCTGGAGCTACTAACCAAGGTAAATATTTTCCACCCAATCTTTTTGTTCTTTCATTAATCCCTATAAACTTTCTGGCTGCTGTTAAAGCAGGTGTTAATGATTTTATTTGTTCTCTTGCAGCTTTAGAAGCAATATCATAAACTGCTGCTCGTTCGGAAGCTCCAATTTTCCCTGCACCAGTATATGCTTTATTCCAAATCTTTAACTTATCTACTAAACCTGTGGGATTATATTCATCTTTAATTCCTGCTAAAACTTTTTTGCCCCATGCGGCAGACTCAGGATTCTCTTTTATAAAAGTTCTAACTGCATCCCGAATAGGTTTACCTTGAAATTTAGTTTCTGCTATTTTTTGTAAAACCTTTTCTTGGTTTGCATAAGGTCTTACTAATTTACCCACAACATTAAGAGCTTTACCTCCCAAAAATCCTGTTATGGCATTTATTCCACCTTGCTTAAATCTTTCTTCAATATCAGCTCCTGGAGTAGTTAACCCTTTTGCTGCTCCTCCAACTGCAAGTCTGGTGGCTATCCCTCCTGGTCCTGCAAAAGGTAAAACATTAAATGCTGTTTCCCCTGCCACTCCTAACCTTTCACCTAAACCAACTTTTTCTCCTCTGGCTTGTTTGCTTTGAACTTCTGAAGCCCTGGGGAATAACATTTTGCCTAACCAATTAGCCTCACCTATATCAGTAGTTACTCTTTTTGCTCCTTCTTGCCCTCTTTGTAAAAACCGTTGCAAGAATCCTGGTTGCTCTTCAGGTTTAGTAAATTCAGGTTTAGTTACATCCAGACCTGTAGGAACCGATACTTGTTCGGTAACAGGAGCTTTTTTATCTAAATCTCTTTCTGGAAGCCCTAACTTTTGTCTAACATCCTTAAAATATTGTAGAGCTTGTCCTTTGGTCTGGAAAATATCAGGAATGTTTTTAATGGCAGCCTGTTGCTCCGGCTCCGATAAATTACCGACATCCCCCATAGCACGGGCAAAAGCTGGTCTAGCAGAATCCCTTAACGCTCTATATGAGGATATATCCTCAAGTTCAGGAGATATTTCTTCTCCAAAAGCTGTCGTTAACTCTAAAGATTTACTAATTCCGCCTCCTTTTCCATAACCAATACTTTTACCTTGATTGCCTTGAAAATATTTATCCTCAAGCAAACTGACAATTCTATCCGCATCTGTTAAACCTCTTTCTCTTTTTTCCATAGCCTCGGAAGGCGCTGCGGGTTTAATAGTTTGTTGATATTGAAATTCTCTATTATAGTCGGCGTTAATGTCTGTTTCTGCCGCTTTATCACCTGCTGCTCTTGCTCTTCTCAAAGCCTCTGTATGTTCCTTAAGACTTCTCCCTGTAATATACTTTTGTTGTGGTTCTGGCTGAGTAAATCCTGGTTTGGTTATATCCATTTTATAAGGACTTTCGGGAGTACCTACTATAGATTCAGGAGGAAATTCTTGTGCTGATGGAGTAGGTGACAAAGTAGTAGTTTGTGGTTGAGGAGCCAAGCCATATTGTCCTAATTGGCTATCATCTATTTCCCGTACTTCTCCTGTTTTTTTATTTCTAATTTTTCGTATTGCCATATATTTATCCTGCAAACTCCCAATCACTGCTGCTACCATAATAATTAGAAGGAGTGCCATAATATTGATCTGTACCCGTACCTGTGCCTACTGGTTTATATTTCAAATCTATCTGTTTTTGTTTTTCATAAGTAGCCAAATCAATAGGTTGTTTGGCACTATATTGTGATAATTCAACCTCTGATTGCTTCATCAGCTTTGCCAATTCATTATCATAATTCTTTTCTAGCTTCAAAAGCTCAAAGGCTTGAACAGTCGATTGATCGTCAAGTTGGTTGTTTCTATTCCATTGGGCCATAAGTGTGGTTAATTTATTTTGGACATCAGCGGAAAATCCCGACACCTGTCTGGCTGCCCGATCATTCATAGCCACCATCTGCACCTCAAAGGGTTTTAAAGCCTGTGTTTGACCTTGCAGGTAAAGCTGCATCCTTGTACCTAAATCAGCACCGGCAGCGGTAATACCTTGCGTGATACGTCCTAAACCAGTCCCTAATCTTTCTAAAGTTTCCATTAGCGGTTTACGTCTTTCAGCTATCATCCCCTCTTGTTGCCCTTGGGTAACTAATGATTCTTTAGTAGTGGCCTGTACTTGCGGTTCAACCCTTCTGATAGTATCCTCTAAAGACCCTATCTGTTCTCTTAAAGTACCGGCTGTTTTCTTCATTCCTGGAAGCCCGACAGCCTGTTCCAGCTCACCATATACATCCAAAGGCTGTCGTTGTCCTCTTAATGCCATAACATAGGATTTAAGAGCCTCATCAGCCCCACCATATGCTTTCTCGGTATATTCTGCGATTGAGGGAACGTTAGGAAGAGGAGCAGTACCACCTCCACCACCCCCTGAAGAACCCCCAGAACTGCTAACTTTACTTTGCCAGCCTCCTGCTGCTATATCGGCATTTATGGCTGCAGCGTCATTCCATCCTTGTTGTCTATAAACATCTTGTATGTTACTAGGTGGTTGCATAATTTCCTTCCATTATATGTAATCTAGCATGAGTACGCCTATTCATAATCCTTAAATTTTCAAGTCTATTGTCAGTTTTGTCTTGGTTTATATGATGGACAATTTCCCAAGATTCTAGTTTTCTCCCTAAAAATTCTTCTAACATTAATCTGTGTTGTAATTTAGGTCTTCCTGAACCCAAGCTTACTTGTAGATACCCCATAATGTGCTTATGAATTCCACCCTTCCAGATGTGATTTTTCTTTCCAACCATCCAAGTATTTGGCTTGCCTTTATTCCATGCTTTTTGTCCTTTTTTAAACATAGTTAGAGATCCTAATATTTGTCCTTTTTTAATTTCAGTCTGAGGGGAAAAATGCTTACCTTTTTGAATAGTATCCTTACAACTCCTAGAACAATATTTTCCTCTACCTGTTGTAAGCCTAGAGGGAGAAGGTCTAAACAAAAATTCTTTTTTACAAAGCTGACAATTTTTAATAATTTTCATAATATAATTATACCTCATTTTAATCTACCAACCCAATACTTCTCAAATCTGCCACCAAAGTGGCAACTGTATCAGCTAATTCTGCTACCACAACTGTGTCTGCATCATACGCTCTATCGATTTGAGAATTTGTGATAGTATAAACTTGGGGACTAGCTGGTATCCTGGCAAACTCCACCCATTCACTCCCATCATATATAGAAAAAATATTGGTATCACTAGAAAAATAGACAGATATTCCTGTTGAATCACTGGTTGGTCTGTCGGCTGCCTCACCCGTTACAATAACTTTATCACTAATAGCCTCGCGCTGAATTACATCAGGAACGAAATCAGATTGATGTAAAAACTGCCTTGGCCTTTTTTCCAATATCTCTATAATTAACTTTTCTAATTCTCTTTTTTGTTCTTCGTTAAACATTTACACAACCTCCTCGTCAGTTAATAAATCGTTTGAAATTACAGTAGATAAAACAGCAGGAGAGGTTGTAGTGGTAGTCTTAAGGTTAACCCTTACCTGCAACTCTTTGTGTCTACTATCCCTGGGTTGTATTCTTAATTTATCTTTATCGTCAGTATCCTCTAATATTTCCGTTGACCAAGAGGATGCCCGATCCAACTTATATTGCAATCCCACGCTTTCCGAGGCTGCTAAGGGTTCAAAATCAGCCCGTATAACCATTGGTATCTTTTCTTTGTACACCGCTCCGGAATCTACAATGGGGAATTCGATCGATCCTTCGGAATACGGATCATTATCAGGGTTGACCGAATCCAACCCATAAGACACATTATCTTTCCAGCCTATCAATAATTCCTGTTGCATTGGCATTACCAATCCTATTTTTACTCCTGTTGACTGTGATGTACCTGTGGAGATAATATGATCTAGGGATAAGCTGTCAGGATAATTTATATTTCTTGATCCCCAGGAATAAATACCTTGTTCAAAATCCGAAGAATCTGTTACTCCTGCTCCGATATGCAAAAGTGTCCGCCACTTAGTTAAAGCCCCTGGTAAAACTTCTAAATAAGTATCATCAGTTACCTTAGGCAACCTTTTAACTTTTCTTGCCTCTGCTCCGCCTTTGTACTCAAGCAAATCGCCTTGATAACCGGCAATTATAGATAATGTGGACTGTGATCCTAACATGGCGTTTATAGCCCCTTCGGGGACCTCTACGAAGAAATTATATGTATCCTTTATACCATCCCAGAAAAAGATCATGCCTTGGTCAAAATCAGTTACTGCATCGCCTTTCCAGCAACCTACGGCATAATATTCCCGCCACCTGGCTAAACAACGTACTTTCCAACCCGAGGGGAAAGTTAACCTATGGGGATTATATGTATCTTTTGACGGGTCATAAGTGGCCAAATATCTTTCGTTGCCTATACCTATAAAGTTTAGGATATTATCTATTGGATGAAATAAAGTATCCTCAACTAGAAACTGGAAATATGACTTAAACTGTCCTGTTTCCAAATCATTTACTGTTCCAGCTATTATATCGGGTGCGCCAGTTGTGTTGGTGGCAGTCAAGTGAAAATGGTAGCTTACCCCTATAATTGGCCGCCAGATTGAAGCAAAAATAAACTCAAAACTACCTGTATTCAAATTAGCATTAGTGACTGTTTTAGTGACTATCTCCCTATTTTGCGGATCATGCACGGTAATTGTCCAATCAGCGCTGGTTCCAACAGTATCAATATTTACCGAGATGGACTTTTGCGGATCTTTGGCAGGTACAAATGTCTGCCTATTGACATTTGTTTCGGATATGGCAGTCCCCAAAGCGTAAGTAGAACCTGTTGAAGTATCCTGTTGGTCTATATCCAAACGTGTGGTAGCTCCGGCAAATGGCACGGTTGTTGTATAGGATGGTGCATTAACCAAGGTTAAATTATTGGCATTGGCTGTTGAATCCGTAGCAGCGCTATCTAGTTGGTAATAGGCTTGTAGCCCTGATTCCGTACCAACTAGTTCTGTTAACATATTAGTTAATACTTGCGCTGCCGTTCTTTCGCTATTCCATACTCTTCCCTCGTCAACAATTCCATCTGCGAAACTCTCGGCAGCACCGGCAGCAGAAAAAGATGCTCCAAGTCCAAGTAAGGCTGTAGTATTGGATAAAGCGGTAACAGCTCCGGTTGCTGTTCCCAAAGACACTCCATTTTCAAAAAATTCAGCCTGTGAATCCGAAGCATCCCAGGAAACGCCGTAATGGCCATAAGTACCGGCAGCAATGGTAGTTAATGATCTGGCTAAACTTTCTTCAGCAGTTCCATCAGAAGAAAGCATTAGTTTTAATTGATAAGTTGTGGTGGTGACTAAAGAATTATCCTGTTGTACATCTAAAGTCGGTGAAGTTGTACCTGTATAAGAAGTATAGTAATCTAAGTGGATTCTACCTACCGATCCATTACCTCCCGATGTAGATGATCCTGCAGTCCCCGTACCTCCTGATGCAGTTATTAGAGCAGCCCCTAATGTTGCTGTTTGAGCCTTGATTAATATTGACCCCCCACCTCCGCCTCCACCACCGGCTCGGACTTCTGCCCCTGATCCTCCGTTCCCACCATTAGAACTAATAGAACCCGTTATAGTTACAGCAACCCCAGCAATAAATATAATTCCTCCCCCCCCTCCACCCCCTGAGTTAACATTAGTCGTTTCCAAACCATGACACGATCCCCCACCCCCTCCACCAAAAAGCATGGTAGTTAAATCACTTGTTCCAGATACTAAACCAGCGATACCTTTAGTTCCTAATCCTATTTGTGTGCCATTATTCCCTGCTGAGGCTTGACCTCCCCCTCCTCCTCCTCCTGAGTCGGAATTCAATGCGCTATTAGCAATAGCTCCTCCTCCCCCTGAACCATTGGCAGTTGTTTGAGCTATTGTTGCACCAGCAGAACCTTCCCCAGCACTGGCTTGGTTGTTACCAGAAGATGATACCCCCCCAGAAAAACCAATACCCGCCCCTCCTGCAGCTATCGAATTAGCAACAGATCCATTATTACCATTTGCAGTTATTGTTCCTGTACCTGTAATTGTCCCTGATGCCAAAAACGCCAAAATTCCCCCTATATCTCCATCCCAAGCCTTAGTTGTGTAGGTTATTCCTGAATTAACAGTAACATTGGTATATTCTTTTAAAACCCTAACTTGAGCTTGTGAGGCTCCTGAATCAGTATAGGTAGCGTTTAGTGCATCGACTAACGTTATGGTTCCCGCAGTATATGAGGCTATCTTGTTTCTTTGCCAAGTACCTGCTCCTGTACCCCTGGATTGATGGATTAAAATAATCTGGTCTGCAGCAAACGAGGCATTAGTGGCAGATAAAGATGTAGTACCTGTTGTTCCTGAACATGACGAGTCTATGGGAGCCTCAGTAGTATTAGTAGAAATAGTCAAAGCTCCATCCGAACCATCACCGAAATATCCTGATATGGCAGCCACCGAGAATTTATACGCCCTTTGGTTACCACTTCCATTCCATTTGGAAATTAAAACCATTTCTGCTCCTACAGCCGGCAAGCTTTCCGGTTTAAAGTGTAGTTCTAAGCTCAAATCTCCTGTAATAGAAAGTGAAGCTGAATCAACAGCTGTAGCATATTGAGATGACCCTAACTCTAAATCCAAAGCAGCTGTATTTGTAGGTATTCCGCCTTGCGCTCCTAAGAAATCATCAGTAAAAGTAGGGGATGATCCAATCCTACCATATCTACCTATAACTTTATCTAAAGTGTAGTATAAATAGCCATCTTCTCCTAAATATTTCATGCCATTACCGCTTGAATTGGAAACTGCTCTTAAAAGCGTTACTGATCCAGCATTAGTCCTCTGGTAAATATTCCCAGCATCACCATAAATATAGGCATTATTCCCGACAATCTCACCCCAAACAGGTAAATCTGTAATAACAGTACCTGATTCCTTAACAGTCTTAGGTAAGATAGTCCAATGCCTGGGATCTGTCCTGTAATCTACCTTACGGATAAAAGCAACTGAATCTGGAAGGATGGATTCTTTTGTGGAATCCGAAATACCACCTACTATCCTTGAGAAAATAATTGGTTGTGGTTTAATCTT